AGAAAAAAAATAGAAGAAGAATTATCAAAGAAAGAATCGGAAAAAAGAGAAAATATTGATTTAATAAATAAAAATAATAAATATAAATCAATTTTATTTTCAACTGGAGAGAGACTGGTTGAAATTATAAAAGAAATGATGGAAGAGATGTTGAAAATAGATTTAAGTGATTTTGAAGATAAAAAAAAAGAAGATTTAAGAGTTGAATTCGAAGACATTGCTTTCATTATAGAAATAAAAGGAATAAATAGTAGTGTTAAAAACTCTAATATATCACAATTAGATAATCATGTTGAGCTATATAATGAAGAAGAAAAAGGAATTAAAGGGAAAGGAATTTTAATAATAAATCCAGAAAGAACTAAAAGTATAGAAGAAAGAAATCCAATACATAGTAGTCAAATTAAAAAAATAGAAAAAGATGAAAATTTAATGATAACAACAGAGGTATTTTTGAAATTATTTGAGCTTTTTGAGCAAAAAAAAATCAAAAAAGAAAAAATAAAATCTATTTTACAAACAGAAATAGGAATGTTAACAATTGAAAAGATAAATAATTTATAAAAGACCAATTTTATTGGTCTTTTAAATTTGAAAGGAAGGTAAAATGAACGAAAAAGATATTGAAAAACTTGCAGAAAAAGTTGCAGAAAAATTATCAAATGTTAAGAAAATAGATAAATATAAAGAGACTGAAGCAATGTTAAGGGCTTATTCTAATTATAAAATTGCAATTGGAAAGAATATGGAAAGAATAAAAGATATTGAAAAAAATGGATTAAAAGAAACCAAGGGAAAGAAATTTGTTGAAAATGTTCAAGGTGGGCTAAAAAAATATGAAGGCATTCCTGAAGTTGAAATTGAAAGAATTGAACATTTAAAAGAAGAAAATTTAAAAATGGAAAAGAGAATAATCCGAGTGGAAAATGCTTTATTACATATATGCGAAGATAAATATTATGATATAATTCCTTTAAGATATTTTAAAAACTATACCATTGAAGAAATAGCTGATGAATTAAATGTAGACAGAAGAACAATAGGAAGAAATAGAACAAGACTAATAAAGGAATTACAATATAACTTATTTCCAGAAATTTTATTAGATTAAAAGAAAAGGATTTGACAAAATGTCCTATTCGTGTCCCATTCGTGTCCTTGACATGTCCCATTTATATGATATAATATGTTAGAATCAAAAATTTAGGAATTTTAGATAACTTTGTCGAGGTGGGTTTTGCAAGCCATACACCTGACTATCCAAAGACAGTTTAGAGACTGTCTTTTTTTTATTTGAAAGGAAATGACATGCTAAAGACTGTATGCATAAAATGTAATAAGAAATTAAAGCAGGGCGAAAGATGTAGCTGCAATAGTAACAGGCATAGGGAGTATGACAGGTTTAGCAGAGATGAAAAGTCTAAGCAGTTCTATCATTCAAAAGAATGGGGTAGGCTAACGGCATTGTGCAAAAGCAAATGCAATGGCTTAGACCTTTATGAACTCTACGAGAATAATAAGATAGTTAAAGGAGAGCTGAGTCATCACATTATCCCAGTTGAAGATGATGCTGGCAAGAAGTTTGATATAGACAATCTTATCTATGTTAGTCAGAAGACACATAACTTTATTCACAGTATCTATGCCCGTTCGAAAGAAGAAAAGAAAGCTCTACAAACAAAATTATTTAATTATTTATTAAAAATTAAAAAAAATTAATGAGGGGGTGGCAAAAAAATTTTTTCAAATTTTGCCCAAGACCGCATCCCCCCCATTCTCAGGAGAAAATGCCAAAAATGAAAATTCAATCAATAGGAGGTGGAAGAAATGGCAGGAAGGCCTCGAAAAGTGGTAAGTATAAGCAAAGGAAAAATAGGAAAAGAAAAGATAAAAGCTAGACTGGAACAGGAGAAAAAAATAAAAGTAGGACGCGAGCATCTTGCAGAGCCTCCTAGCTGGTTGAGCGAAAATGGGAAAAAAGAATTTAATAGAGTTGTCGAAGAAGCAGGGCATGTTGAGCTACTTGACAATTTAGATTTAGGAATATTGGCTATGTATTGCAATGCTTATGATTGCTATGTAGATATAACTGAAAAAATTCAAAAAACTGGATATTTAGGCATCAGGAAAACTGCTAATGATAAATTCCAGGTAGTGCATCCTTTACTTTCTGCACAGGAAAAATATGTGAAACAGATAATGCAATGCTCTACGAAACTTGGACTTGCAACAACAGATAGATTAAAATTGATAGTGCCTAAGAAAGAAGAAAGCAGCACTAACAAATATTTGAAATATTTATAGGATGCCAAAAATGGATAGAACAACGGAATATGCCAAGTTAGTCGTAAATAAGAAAAAAATAGCAGGAAGAAAAGAGTATTTAGCATGTGAAAGGCATTTACAAGATCTGAAAAGAAAAAACTTTGATTACAAATTTAACAAAGAACTTGCAGAAAAAGCAATAAATATAATCAATGAATTAGTAATTGGAGAAGGAGAAGAACAACAGAAACTTAGTACAAGAGGATTTCAAAATTTTATAATAGGGTCTTTATTTGGCTGGGTTAAAAAAAAGACAAAGGAACGAAGATTCAGAGAAGCTTACATTCAAGTTGGGAGACAAAATGGAAAATCTATTTTATCAGGAGCAATGGCAAATCAATTTGCAACATTTTCAGGATATAAATTAGGACGGATTTTTTGTGCGGCAACAAAACAGGAACAGGCAAATATAGTTTGGGATGAAATAGCAAAATTTATTCGGAGTGACAACGACTTACAGGAGATGTACAAAATTACAGAACATGAAAGGACTATAAAATCATTTGTTACAGGGAATGTTATCAAGTCGCTTGGGAGAGATACAAAAAGTGCTGATGGATTTAGAAGTATTTTGGCCATATGTGATGAATTACATGCACATCCAAACAATCAGATGTACAAGTTAATGCTTGACGGTCAAATTAATGTTGACGGAGCTTTGACTTTGGCAATAACAACTGCAGGATTTAATCTGAATGGATTCTGCTTTGAGCAATATAAATTCTGCGAAAAAGTATTGGAGAAAGTGATCGATAAAGAATCACTTTTTATTTTTATCTGTGAAATGGATAAAGACGATGATATCTGGGATTATAACAACTGGGCAAAGAGCAATCCATATTTGCTTTTTAATTCAGATAATACAATCAATAAAGATATGGTTGCAAGACTTGCAGAAAAAGCAGTTGAAGCAAAAGAAAAAGGTGGAGCAGACCTTTTAAACTTCATGACAAAACATCTTAATTATTGGGTGACAAATGGAGTAGGTGGTTTTGTTGACTTACAGAAATTCAAAGAGTGCGAAAGTGATTTAAGTATAGAAGATATGAAAGGCAAGGAATGCTATCTTGGAATAGATTTATCAAGCGGTGGAGATTTGACAAGTATATCTCTTGTATTTCCGTTGGAGCATGAGAAAATATATATTTATTCACATTCTTTCATGCCTGAGTTAAGGCTTGCAGAACACGAAAAAACAGATGATGTCCCTTATAGAATGTGGGTAAATAAAGGATTATTAACACTCACGAGTGGAGCATTTGGAGTAAAAACAGATTATAAATTTATAATAAATCATTTGAAAGAACTGATTGAAAAGTATGAAATTAAGATTGAAGAGGTTGGTTATGATAATCACAATGCAAGTGTATTTTTACAGGATTTAGAATTTTTAGCATGTGATTTGACAGAAATAAAACAATCAGCAAAATCTTTAAATGATGCAACAGTAGATTTCCAGCTTTCGGTAAAAGCTAATCAACTTTTATATGATAAAGAAAATGATTTACTGAAATGGAGTATTGCTAATGCAACAACAACAAGCAATAGTTTTGGAGAAATAAAGATAGACAAACAGGCTCAAAAATATAGAATAGATCCAGTGGATGCTGTCATGGATGCATGGAAAATAATGTTAGTAAATAGAAATGAATACAGTGCTGATTCTGAATTTGATGACTGGTTTGAAATGATAAAAGGAAAGTAGGTGAAATATTTGAGAATACTAGATAAATGGATAGTAAGAAAAGCAATAAATATACTGAATAAAGAAGAAAATAATGAACGTGAAAAAGAAACATCAGGAGAAATAAGTAATTTTTTAAGAGGTGAAAATATATCTGCCGGAAAAGATTTAAGTGAAATAACATATTTTACATGCCTAAAAGTTTTGAGTGAAAGTATAGGGAAATTATCAATCAATTTGAAGGATAGTGATAATAATAGGATATATGATCATGATAGCTTGCAGATGTTAAAAGTCAGACCTAATAAGTTCATGACACCTACGACTTTTAAGGCTCTGATAGAATATCACAGAAATCATTCCGGAAATGCTTATGCTTATTTGCAATATGAAAAGAATGGAAAGCTGGAAGGAATATATCCGCTTGAAAGTAGAAATATGCAAATACTGATTGATAATGCAGATATCTTTCAAAGAGGAAACAAAATGTATTATAGATATTTAGCACCTAAAACCGGGAAGATTTATATATTTGAGGATAAAGAAATATTGCATTTTAAAGGTGGACTTAGTGAAGATGGACTTGTGGGTAAATCAATCAGAGAAACTTTAGCAAACACACTGAAAGGTGTTAAAATAAGTCAACAGTATTTAAATAACTTATATGAAAAGGGCCTCACTGCAAAAGCAATTTTGAAATATACTGGAGATTTTGACAGCAAAAAGAAAGCAATGCTTGTAAATGAATTAGCAAACTTTGCTTCTGGAAATGATAGCAGAGGAATTATTCCAATACCACTTGGAATGGATTTAGTTCCCCTGGATCTTAAGTTGACAGATTCACAATTCTATGAGCTGAAAAAATTTACAAGCTTGCAAATTGCAGCGGCATTTGGTGTTAAACCAAATCATTTAAATAATTACGATAAGTCAAGCTATGCTAATAGCGAAATGCAGAACTTGACTTTTTATATTGATACACTCTTATTTATTCTGAATCAGTATGAGGAGGAATTTAACTATAAGATGCTTTCAGAGGAAGAAAGAAAAAAAGGATTAAGATTTGAATTTAATGTAGCTAGTATTTTGAGAGGAGATTTAAAAACACAGGCAGAAAGCATAACTAAATATGTTACAGGCTCTATTTATACAATTAATGAAGCAAGAACTTATGCGGGACTTCCTAAAGTGGCAGACGGTGAAAAGATTCTTGTAAATGGAAGCTATGTTGAATTGAAAAATGTAGGTAATGCATATTTGAAGGGAGGTGAAAATGATGAGTGAGTTTTTAAGGTTTAAAAATTCTACAGAAACTTCAGTTGACATGTACATCACAGGAGACATCCTTGATGACAGTTGGAAAGGCTGGTCATGGGGTGAGGATGAGAATACATATCCTTCAAATGTGAGAGAGTTGCTGAAAGAATGTAAGGGTAAAAATTTGAATGTATATATAAATAGCGGTGGCGGTGATGTTTTTGCAAGTGTTGCAATTTCAAACATGTTAGCTAGACATGACGGAAAAACAAGGGCAATAATAGATGGATTAGCAGCTAGTGGTGCGAGTATAATTGCTTTTGGTTGTGATGAAATAGAAATTCCTGAAAATGCTTTTTTAATGATTCATAAACCAAGTACTGTGGCAAGTGGCGATGCCAATAATTTTAGGAGTGTTGCAGAAACTCTTGATACAATACAGGAAGGAATTACAAATACTTACTTAAAGAAAACTCTTGAAGGTGTGGAAAAAGAAAAAATAACTGAAATGATAGATGCTGAAACATGGCTGACAGGAAAAGAAGCAAGTAATTATTTTGCTGTAACTGTAGGTAAAAAACAGGAAATATTGAATTGTGCTGGTGAATATCCTAAAAATTTCAAAAAATTACCTGAAAATTTTAAAACAGCAACTGAACCAGTTGTAGATAACAGTAAAAAAATAAAAGAAATAGAAATAGCATTAAATTTATAAAGAGAGGATGATGTAAATGAAAAAATCAATAGAAATGAAAAGAAAACTTGAAGAATTAAAGAACACAATAAAAGGGTTGCAGGATCAAGGGAAAATAGATGAAGCACATGCAAAATTAAGTGAATTAACAGAGATTAAAAATGCAATTGCAGTACAGGAAGCATTGGAAGAAGATGAAGTACAAAATTTCAATGGAAATCAAATACAGGTAAGGGAAGATAAAATGAACGTCAATAGAATTTTTAATAAAATGTTGTTAGGAAAAAGCGTTACAGAAGAAGAAAGAGAATTTTTAAATGCAGCAGGAACACCTGGACAGGTAGAAGCAACTGACGGAAAAGGTGGATATTTAGTTCCAGTTGAACAATTTAACGAAATAAAAGAACTAAGAAGAGAACTTGTTTCGTTAAAAGGATTGTGTAATGTGGTGCCTGTAACTTCATTGACTGGAACTTTACCGATTGAAAAAGGGAATACAGGAGAGCTTATATCATTTGAGGAACTGAATGAAATAAATAAGTCTGATGTGGATTTTGGACAGGTTAAATATACAACAGCGGATTATGGAGATATAATTCCTATATCAAATACTCTGCTTTCAGATGAAAATGTAAATCTGTCAGCATATATAGGTAGAAGATTCGTTAAGAAAGCAGTAAATACAGAAAATAAGAAAATAATTGCATTACTTAAAGGTTTAACTCCTAAGCCTGCACCAAATATCAAAACAGTAAATACGGCTTTAAATGTAGATTTAGATCCTGCAATATCTCAGAATGCAATCATAATAACAAATCAGACAGGATTTAATTTTTTAGATAATCTGGATGATAAACAAGGAAGACCTTTGTTGGAAATAAATCTGCAAAATACTACACAAAAGACATATAAAGGGAGACCAGTTATTGTACTTTCTGATGCTTTATTGCCGATGAATACAACAAAAGCACCAGTTTTTGTAGGTGATTTAACAGAATTTGTATCGTTCTTTGACAGAGAAGGACTTGAATTAGCGGTATCCTCTGAAGCAGGATTTACTAAAAATGCAACTTATATGAGAGCAATAGAAAGATTTGATGTTAAAAAAGTAGATGAAGCTGCAATGGTTTATTTGGAATTAGCAACTTCTTAGGAGGTGCTGATTAATGGACAAGGAAAAGGTAAAACAATATCTTAGACTTGATTATGAGGACTCTCTGGTAGATAATTTTATATTAATATCAGAGAGTTATCTGAAAGATGCTATAGATAATTTTGATAAGAAAATAAAAAATGAACAATTTAAAGCAAAAGCTGAAATGGTTCAATTAGTTCTCATTCAGGAATTATATGACAACAGAAGTCAGGCTAAAAAAGATACAACAGATTTTTCTTATGTGATTCGTTCAATGATTTCTCAGTTGCAGTATTGGAGTGAATAAAATGAGAGACAGGAGTACAAAATTAAGGCATGAAGTATCAGTCTATAGAATGATAGAAATAGAAAATGAACTTGCTGAAAAAGATAGGATAGGAAAGTTTGTCAAAAATGCTTACTGTGAAATAGTATCTCAGGGAAATAAGGAAACGAAAACTGCTGCAGATACAGAATATAACGAACAAACTTATAGACTAACTTTCAGAAAGCGATCTATTTTAGAAATAAAAAAAGACTGGTATTTTATGCAAAAAAACAATAAATACGAAGTTATCTATTGGAATGAAGATTTTACGAATAGAGAATTCGTTGAAGTGTTTTGCAGGAGGATTGATGAATAATGTCAGTTGAAATAGAAGGACTTGATGAATTTACAAAGGAAATGGTTGAAATATGCTCAAAAGAATATCCGAAGCAGGTAAAGAAAATGCTACAGAAAAGTGGTAATAAACTAAGAAGAAAAGTAGTAGGCAAAGCAAAAGGAATGGTAAAAACTAAGACTGGAAACTATATCAAAGGATTTAAGCGTGGAAGGGTATATAAATATGCAGGAGACGAGGATGCTGTAAGAGTTTATAATTCAGCACCTCACGCACATCTAATAGAATATGGCCACAGAATGGTTACAAAGTCCGGAAAAGAAGTTGGATTTGTCAAAGGATATCATGTTTTGGATGGAATAAAAGAGGAATTCAGTGAGGAATTTGCAAAAGATATTGATGAAATGCTGGATAATTTAAAGGTGGAATGATGATAAGTCTTAAAGAAGTTATGTTAGCTATTAACAGAAAAATAAATGAAAGTCTGCAAATGAACGTAGACAGTAAGAATTTAGAAGAGGAATTCGAAAGGCCTTCGGTCAGAACTTCAATAGACAATTTAAAAACATCAGCCTTCATGCAAAGTATGAAGGAACGTAATTTTATAGTCAGAATATATTATTTCTCAAAAAACAGAGAGAAAAATAAAATTGAATTACTTGAAATTCAGGAAAAACTGGAAGAGGCTTTTTTTAGTCATTTAAAGATTAAAGGAGCTTTTTTTATTTACATTGATGAAATTATTTTCAATGTTACTGATGGAATTCTGATTGGAGAATTTGAAGTAAGGACACTGGAAGAAATTTTAAATGATATTAACACTGAAAATATGGAAGAACTTGAAATTAAAACTAAAGTCATCCTTGATAATTCAGTGAAAATAGAAAAAAAAGAAGAATTGGCCGAAGGATTTCAAATGAAATATAAATTTAATTAGAAAGAGGTGCATTTATGGGATTGCCAAGTATTTTGATATTATTCAAACAAAAGGCAGTGACTGCAGTTAAGCGTAGTCAACAGGGTATAGTTGGAATAATAATAAGGGATGATACAAATGAAAGTATTGTCACTAAAGTTTATAAAAGCTATACAGAAATACAGGAATCAGATTGGACTCCTGAAAATTATAGATTTTTAAAGGATTGTTTTGAATTTACTCCTGCAAAGGTAAAAATATTTAGAATAGGAACAGGAGTAAAAGGAAAAATGGCTGATGCTTTAAAATTAGTGGCAAAGGAAAGAGTAAATTGGCTGGGAACTCCGTCGGCTTTGCAAGCAGATCATGATGACATAGTTACATGGATAAAAGAACAGGAAAGACTAGGAAAAACTTATAAAGCAGTAGTGTATAAAGGAACAAATACAAATAATAGGCATGTAGTGAATTTTATGAATGAAAAAGTTAAATTCAAAGATACTGCAAGAGGTGAAAAAAATGGGAATGAGTATGTACCTACTTTGCTTGGTCTTCTGGCCGGATTACCAATGACAAGATCTGCTACTAATTTTTTATGTGGAAATTTAGAAGATGTATCTATTTTTGAGAATATTGATACAATTATTGATAATGGTGGATTCTGTCTTATAAAAGATGAAGACGATGTAAAAGTGGCTAGAGCATGCACTTCATTAAAAGACATAACTCAGGATATTACAGAAGATATGAAAGATATTATCATAATAGAGTCTATGGATTTGATTACAGATGACATTAGAGAAACTTTTAAAACATGGATTGGAAAATATAAAAACAAATATGACAATCAAGTGTTGTTCTTTTCTGCTGTAAATTCGTACTTTAGACAATTAACAAGAGAAGATATTTTAGATCCTGAGTACAATAACAGAGCTGAAGTAGATATTGAATCTCAAAAACTGGCGTGGTTAGGAGTTGGGAAGATAGAAGTTAACGAAATGACGAATGAAGAAATTAAGAAACTGACATTTAAAAAGAAAGTATTCATGCTTGGAAATATAAAAATATTGAATGCAGTGGAAGACTTTGAATTCACAATACACATGTTTTAATGAAAGGAGCGGGATATTATGGCAAATAAAATGGAAACAAACAGAGTTATCAGAGGGAATTTTGGTAAAGTTTGGGTAAATGACGATGAATGGATGAATGTGAAATCATTTGAAGCTAAAGTTTCAGCTGAATATGAAGATGTAAATATTCCAGGAAAATTTGGGACTGAAAAAAGATATGTAGGCTTTTCAGGTGAAGGAACAATAGTAACTACTAAAATAGATAGCAGGGTAAGTAAGCTTGTTGCAAAAGGGTTTAGAACTGGAAATCTTCCTTCGATTAAAATAGTTGCAACTTTAGCTGATCCGACTGCATACGGAGCAGAAAGAGTAGAAATACTGGATGTAACTTTAAATGAGTTAATGGTAATGCAGTTTGAAAATAAGAAAATAATTGAAGAAGAAGTTCCATTTAACTTTGCAGATTATAACTATATAGATTTGATTGATTAGAAAGGAGAAATTAATGAAACAACTGGGATTAAGCGATTTTTTAGAATTGAAAGCAAGAAGGGAAAATGGAGAGCAGATTAAGGAATACAAGTCGGAATTCCTTGGTGGAAGTATAATGGTAAAAAAAATAAGTCCATATAAAGTAATGGAAATTTTAGATAAAACTGAAATGAAAGAAAATGCAGCGACAGATGGACTTAGAGGAAATATTGAACTAATCTACAGACATTGTCCAGATTTTGCCAAAAAAGAGCTACAGGAAGCTTTTAATTGTGTTGAGCCTTATGATATTGTTTTAAATATATTTGATAATAATGTAGGAGAAGTTGGGAAATTTGCGACTTATATATTATCTTTATATGGACTTGGGAAATATGAAGAAAAAAAAGAAGAAAATAAGGAAAATGAAATTGGAGATGGTATAAAAAACTCATAGAGAATGATGGAGATACATTTTTGATTTCTTATTATCTTCAGAAGGGATTTTCTTTGGATTACTTGCTAAATTTGAGTACTCTGGAGAAAATCTTTTTTTATGAGAGCATGGAATTTCATATTAAGCTTGAATCTCAAAAACTTCAGAAAATGATGGGAGGTGCATAAGATGTCAAGAAGTATTAATGTCATTCTGAATTTAAAGGATCAATTCACGGGACCGCTTAAAAAAGCTACAGCAAGTGCAAAAGCTACTGAAAGAAGCTTTAAAATGGGAGTAAGAAATATAAAAAAATCGGTGTCTGGAATGGTAAAAACAGGAGTGAAAGGAATTGCTGTGGCAACTGGAGTAAATTTAGCTGCGACAGGAGTTTTTATAAAACAGTCAGTCGATGCCTACAAAGAAGCTCAAATGCAAACAACTAAAATGTCATCAGTTTTACAGAATACTAAAGGAATGACTAAACAACAGATAACGGATTTAGAAAATTATACTTCAACTCTACAGAGTAGAGGGGTTGTAGAAGATGATGTTTTAAAAGCAGGAATAACAAGTGTTGGAGTTTTTGGACTGCAGTCAGATTCAATAAAAAAATTACTTCCGAGTATAGCGGATTTAGCAGTTAAAGAAAAGGGACTTAATGTAACAAGTGAAGATATGGCAAACTATGGAAAACTTATAGGAAAGGCTATGAGTGGACAAACAGGGGCTTTAAAAAAAGCCGGAATTGTTTTAGATAAACATCAGGAAAAAATAATGAAGTCTGGAACGGAAACTCAAAAAGCTGCTTTACTTGCTGATTTGTTAAAACGGAAAGTAGGTGGAGTAAATGAGGCTATGGCGCAAACTGATCAGGGAAGAATACAGCAACTAAAAAATGATTTTGGAGATTTTCAGGAAGAGGTTGGTGCGGTTGTTTTACCAGTAATGGCTGAATTTTCATCGTGGTTTATGTCACAATTGCCTTCAATACGGGAACAGTTTCAGCAATTAATTGACAAAGGAAAAGCATTTGTGATTAAAAATCAGCCACAATTTGAACAGATAAAAGAAACTATTTTTGGATTAGGAAAAGTTACAATTGAAACAGTAGGATTTATAGTTACAAATTTTGATAAAATAGCTCCTATTGTAGCTACTGTAGTTGGAGCATTTGCTACTTATAAAACGGCAATGGCAGTTCAAAAAGCTTATACTATGGCAATGACAACTGCAGAAGTTGTGAAAAATGCAGTCCTTGCAAGTGGAGCTGCAACAGTTAATGCAATTACAGTTGCTCAATGGGCATGGAATGCGGCAATATCTGCCAATCCTATTGCGGCAGTTATAATTGGAATAACAGCGTTAATTGCAATTGGAATAGCTTTATATAAAAACTGGGATACTGTAAAAGCTGGAGCAACTGCTTTATGGAATTCTCTTATGAATTTTTTAAAGCCTGCGATAGATGTTGTAAAAGGTGCTTTTGATAGCTTAATGGGTGGAATAAATGCAGTTATAGGTGGATTCAACAGGGTAAAAGACTCTATAGGCGGAGCAATTCAAAAACTGATGAACTGGAATAACACGAAAGCAGAAAATAAAAGTGTAAATGTGCAAGCAAATAATGTTTCAGCTGGGCCTGTTCCTGGAAGAAAAGCTCTTGGAACGTCTTATTTTAAAGGTGGAATTACGCAAATAAATGAAAATAAAAGGAATGAAGTAGCGGTATTGCCAAACGGAACGGAAATTTTAAGTCATGAACAGAGTAAGAAACAATCTGAAAAACCAAATGTTTCAGTCAATGTTACGATTGAAGGAAATGTTATTGGAAATAAGGAATATGCTGACTATGTAGGAAATGAAATTGTAGCAAAAGTAATGGGAGCTTATAAGAATATGTAGTAGAAGGGAGTAAAAATATGAAGGTTATGTTTAAAAAAGGAAATGAATATGCAATACTCCCTGTAGTTCCGCATATTTATATAATAAATCAGTCTCTGTCTGATGAAGAATTTGAAACAGTGGACAAGGGCTCTTTGCTCTTGATTGGGAAAAAAGGATTAAGAAAATTTGAAATTGAAAGTTTTTTTCCAAATAAAATATATCACTGGATGGAAATAGGAAGTGTTCCTAATCCTAAGTTTTATATTAAATTTTTTGAAAAATACAGGGATGAAAATGAGCCTGTCAGAGTAATTATAATCAGTAAATTTAAGATTGTGCTGAATATGGAATGCAGATATAACTTCCAGCATGGGATTTCAGACAGAGCAGGAGACGTTCCGTATAGTCTTGAAGTTACTGAATATAAAAGGCAACAGGGAAAAGAGCCGTTGACTGAATTTGAAGAAAAAGTAGTAAAAAAAGCGAAGGAAATAGAACAGCAGGCAATGAATAAAGCAAAAGAAATGGCAGGAGGTAATGAAAAATGGATTTCAGGCTTGTATCAGCGGATGAAGGATTGGATATAATGCCTTTTGTTTCGGGCTTAAAATGGAGTGATAGCATTGATACTCTTGGATTGGAAATGTCATTTACCTTGCCGGATAATTTTAATGATAAGAATTTTAATTTTTTAGATAATATAACACTGGGAATCGGATTATCTTTATTCAAGGGCAATGAAATAATTACACAGGTAATAATAGTTGAAGAAGACAATGGGAATAATACAAGAAGTTTCAAAGCATATGATTATGCTTTTTGGCTTAACAAGTCAACTACTATTAAGCAATTTAACAAGATCAGCAGTGAAAATGCAATAAAAGAATTATGTGCTGAGTTTGGTATAAATGTAGAAATTTCAGGATTAACAAGTGTGATTACTAAAATTTATAATGATAAGACAGTAAGTGAAATAATAAAGGATATCATTAATATTAATACAGCTGAAAACAAGAAGAAATATGTGTTTGAAATGGAAAAATCAACTGTAAAAATAAGTCCTTATGAAAAAATAATAATTGATAGTACTTATGAATTGAGTAAAAATAATCTGGTAAAAGCAACAGATTTTTTAAATAGCGTAAGCTATAACAGAAGTATTGCTGATTTAAAAAATAAAATAATAGTTATAAGTGGAGATGAAAAAACTCAAAGAATAGTAGCAGAAGCAAAAGATGATGCAAGTATTAAAGAATTTGGATTACTGCAGGAAGTAGAAAAATTTGATGAAAAAAGTAAAGGAAATGCTCAAAATATAGCAAATAATAAACTTAAAAGACTTAACAGAATAAATGAGGAGATCAGCTTGACAATACTTGGAAATGAAAAATTAAGAGCTGGCCGAATTGTGGAACTTGAGAATGACAATCTCTATCTACATGGAGAGTATTTAATCAAAGATTGTGAACATAGTCTTGAAAATAATAACCATAAATGCAGTATAAATTTAATTCAATATTCTGAAAGTGACATTGAGAATGAAATAGAAGAAGCAACAGAAGCTTATGACAAGGAAAAATCAAAAGAACAGGCCAAGGCAGAAAAAGCGGCAAAGAAAAACAGTAAAAAAAGTAAAAAAGGCAAAAAAAATAAGAAAGATAAGGATAAAAAGAGTGAAGACAAAAACAATAAAAAAGGAGCAAAGAAATGAGTTGGGAAAATGAATTTGCCAAAGCATTTAAGGAAAGGGATAACGTCATTCCAATGGGAGTGCTTGAAGGCATCGTGATTTCCACAAATCCTTTAAGAGTAAAAATAAAAGAAGGCTTAATAATATTAGAGCCTGAACAGATATATGTGAGCCGAGGGATTACAACAAAGCACTATAAAGCGAAAGGAACAGGGAAATTAAAAGGAAGTAATTTAGGAACAATCAAATTAAATGGAACGATGCAAACTACGGATGAATTAAAATGGTCTGATGTTGATGTGGAATTTGATTTTGAAGTGACTTATCAGCTTGAAGAAGGACAGAAGGTATATGTGATTCCAACAACAAGCGAACAGATATATTTTATATGTGATGTTATTGACAATAAGGAGTGATGTGGATGTTTCCAAATGTTAAATTTATTGGCGAAAATGAAATAAAAGAACTGGAAAAAGAGTCATCACTTGGGAAAACATTTCTGATTGATTTTACTGCAGGAAAAATGCTTAAAAAGGATGGAAGGTTAATAAAAACGGATGACATAAGAAGTATAAGGATGTGGATTGAAAAGAAATTATTAACTGAAAAATACAAATATAAAATATATAAAACATATGGATTAGGATATAAAGAAATGCTATTAGGCAAGAGATTTCCTACTCCTTTTTTATATGCAGAACTTGAAAGGGAAATTGAAGAGGAAATGAAAAAACATCCAAAAATTTCAGAAATCGAAAACTTTGAAGCAATAATGGAAAGGAACAGGCTGAAAACAAAATTTCGGGTAATATTGGATAATTTTGAATCGTTTGAATGGGAGGCGTTTTTAAGTTGACGGTAATAATTAAGAAAACGGCAGAAGAAATATTAAATACTATGTTAAATAATTTACCTTCTGATTATGATAAAACCGAAGGAGGATTATTTTATGATAATCTGGCACCTGTTTCAATTGAATTTAGCAATTTTAGAGATATTGTAGATTATGTGCATAAAATGGGATTTGCTGATACATCTGAGGGAATTTTTCTTGAAAAGATTGTAGCAACAGTAGGGCTTTCAAGAAGAGAAGCAGTAAATTCTGTTGGCGAAGTACAAATAGAAGGAGAAGCAGGAACAGTTGTTGAAGTCGGAACAAAAATAAGCAGTGATACTTTTATTTTTGAAACAACTGAAAAGAAAGTTATAGATGCTACAAAAAAAGTAATTGTGCCTGCTAGATCAGTTGACAAAGGAAGTGGATGTAATGTAGGAATTGGAGCGATAAAGTATTTTCCAGTCACAATTCAGGGACTTACTAAAGTGACAAATTTAAAAGAATTTAAGGAAGGATACGATGCAGAAACTGACGAAGAACTGAGGACAAGATATTTTATTAAAGTCAGAGAGCCAGCAACATCAGGTAATATTTATCATTACAGGCAATGGTGCTTGGCCGTTCCAGGAATAGGTGGAGTGAAAGTGTTTCCATTATGGAATGGAAATGGCACTGTAAAACTAGTGTTAATGGACGTTAACGGACTAGCTCCAGGAACACAACTTTTAAAAAATGTACAAGATTATGTGGAAGAACAAAGGCCAATCGGTGCAACTGTTACTTATAATGCTGCAATTTCTAAAATAATTAATTTCACTGGGAAAGTAAGTATTGGAACAGAAACAACGATTGAAAAAGTAAATGAGGAATTTAAAAAGAAAGTAATAGAATACTTCAGAAAATCAGCTTTTAAAGATGATTATCTCAGCTATGCAAAGCTTGGGAATATACTTTTAAATGTGACTGGAGTAAAGGATTATCTTGATTTTAAAATGAATAATGGAACGATAAATATAACTCTAGGAGCAGAGGATGTGCCTACTTTTGGAACAGCTAAAATCGAGGTGATGTAATGGAGAAATTAATAAAATACATGCCAAAGTATTATAGAAAAGTTGAAGAAATTGTGAATCTACAGAAGGCTATAGAAGATATTGTAGATGAAGAAGAGTTTCTGAAAGGTATTTTAAGGCAGAAATTCGTGCAAAGCTCAACTTGGAGTCTTGAAAATTGGGAACAAATATTTGATATAACAACGGATATATCTTTATCAGATGAAGCTAGAAGAGAAAACATAATAGCAAAAATGCAAGCTGGAAAAACAACGACAATAAAAATGCTGGAAACAATGGCAGAAGTTTTTAGTGGTGGAAAATGCGAAGTCATAGAAGTAAATAATGAATATTTCTTTTATATAAAATTTATAGGGATTTATGGAATTCCAGCAAATATGGAAGGCTTTATCGAAGCAATTGAAAGGGTAAAGCCAGCACATTTAGGGTTTAAGTTTATATACAGCTACATGACCTGGGACGAGTTTGATAGATACAACAAAACCTGGGACATGTGGGATAGTTTGAATTTAAATTGGGATGATAGAGAAAAATATAAGGAGTAGGAGGTAAAAAATGCCAGCACAGAAAAAAACAACACTGGGTCTTAATCAATGGATAGGAAGTGAATATCCAAAACGGATAGATTTTGTTGAGGACAACAAAATAATAAATAATGAACTTGAAAACAGAGTAAAATACACAGATCTAGCAGAAGAAAATAAGGCAGGGATAATAACATATACAAAGATTAAAGAGATAGCACCAAAGCCAGATTTATCACCATATATCAGGTGGGATAAAGGTTACAGAACAAAAGGAGAAGCTAATAATGAAGTGGTTTTGACTAGATCTAGCGATAATGTTACTCAAACTTGGACTGGTAATCATTTGCATCAACATCAATATGATGGTGCATATACTGGTACATTACATACAAATGGGATACGTGCTTATTATAAAGTCCCGCAACGTGCAGGAGGCGGATGGTGTGAAATTATGGATAATCATGACATGATTGCTAGAGATAACAGGATGAATAATATGGATGCGGATAGACAAAATCTATGGGCAAAATCAAATGACGCATGGAATAAAGCACATGATGCTCAGTTAAATAGAATATACGAAATAAGACTGGCAGGATACATAGAATTAGTAAGACACAATTACGGTGCAGTTGAAAGAGGCGGTTATGTTGTCACAGGAATAAAAACTCAAGCCTCAAATCAAGATTTTTGGGTTCAAATGAGAGTGTTGCAATTTCATAGAAATGGACAATGGTTGAATGCTTATTTTGCATAATAAAGGAGAAATAATGAAAAAATTTATAGTAGAAAGAACAGAAATAAAACAGTTTGAAGACGGCATGAAATACATTGCTATTTTTGACGAAGACAATAAAGACTGGTACGAGGAATTAAAAAAGTTTGATAAAGACACTTTAAAAGTTATGTATAATGCTGATACTCATCTGATACTCAGTATGAGTAAGGACGCTACTATAATAGCTCCGACTAAGGTAGGGGATGTGGTAGAAGAAATAGAATATCAGGAAGTTGAAATAGCTCCTGATAACTATTTTGTTAATGGAAAAATTATAAAGTTGAAAGGATGCGAGACTATTAAAAATGGAAAGATTGTATTTAATAAAGATTTTAAGCTTGAGCAAATAAAGAAAGAATTATCTGAATTAAAGGTTGAATACTCTGAAAAAGAGTTTATTTTCAAAGGTAAATACTTGCAGAAAAATAGAGAAAAAGGCGACAGGGATAGCTTAACAAGTTTAATTCTGTTACTGACAATTACTGGAAGAAAAGAAACAAGTGAATGGAAGTTAATTGATAAGGATACTAGAGAACATGTGTATCCAACTCTGACACTTGATGATTTTAAATTAATGGCATTTCATATGCAGTCGCAGTTATCAAAAGCATTAAAGACAGAAAGTGAAATTATTGCTAGACTTAAAACTTTATCAGATGAAGAACTTAAAAATTTTAATTCAAGAAAAGAGTTTGAAAAACTTTGGAAAAACTAGGAGGTATTTATGCTTGAAAAAGATAAGCTGTATATATCATTTCACAAGCCCCGCGGTATAGTGGGGTTTTTAATTTCCGCCTGGACGTTAGGTGAATATAGCCATTGTGAATTTGTGCATAATGGAAATATATATCTAGCAAATCCAGGGGGAGTCAGAAATGAAAAGTTCAAATACAAAAAGAACATGGATTTATTTGAGTTAGACAATAACATATGGGCATCTGATGTGATAGATTTTTTTAATGCTAACAAGGGTAAAGGGTATGACTATAAAGCAATAGTTGGAAGTCAATTTGCATGGTTTCTTAATGCTCAGGACAATGAGAAATTCTTCTGTAGCGAGTTCTGTCTAAACGCTATTGATTATGCATTACAATTCACATTGACTTACAAAGGGCAAACACTGGAGAAGAAAGGATATCATAAATTTAATCCAACACGTTTGTTTAAATATCTAAAAAAAATGGAATTAATAAAAGAAAAGGAAGTGATGTAGATGGAAATAGGAAATCTTATAGGAAGTGAATTCATGCACGAAGGGAAAGAATTAAAAGTCACAGGATTTAGAGTTAAAGAAGGTGAAATCATTTTGACTACTGAGGAAACAGGCACTGTCGAAAAAGAATTCATAAAACCTGTTTATTCTTTCAGTCAGACGAGTTTGGATAAAATGAAAAAAGTACATCCAAAACTTGTTGAAGTTATGAAAGAAGCTATTAAAAACAGCCCATTTGATTTCAGAATCACAGACGGAGCTAGAACAGCAGAAGAACAATTTGCTTTGTATCAAAAGGGCAGAACTAAATCAGGACCGAAAGTGACAAATTGCGATGGATATAAGGCAAAATCAAATCATCAGATTAAATCTGACGGATATGGTTATGCAGTGGATATTTTTCCTTGTGGAATTTTAGAAAATGGAGTTTACAGAAAATTCACATCTGATGAAGGATATGATGATAAGAAATTAAAAATTATATCCGAGCATATCTTAAAGATAGCGAAAGAAAAAGGAGTAAATGTTGAATGGGGTGGAAACTGGAAAATGCACGACACGCCACATTTTGAAATAAAATAAGACTTGTATATTTAGCCTACATGGGCTTTAAAATAATTTTAGATATAAATTGTTGCTTGGCAGAACAAAATGCAAATTTGAGTCTGTCAGGTGGCTTAAAATAAAAATAATATAAAACTTAAAGGAGTGATGTAAAATGACTGAAACAATGGTAAAAATGTACGTGATAAATAAAATAGGAGAGCTTGCAAAAACTGCAATATACAGAAGTGAAATAATAAATGCTGGAAAGACAGGAATTGAAAAATTTGAAACAGTTGTAAATAACTTTTGGGATAAAGCAGAAGAATATATTCTAAAAGAAAAAGAAGTTGACAGAAAATGGATTCCTGATGTAATTGAAAATCTTGGAGAAGAAGCAATACATAAAGCTATCAAAGTTCTAAGAGTAGAACTTGATCCGAAAAAATTAGTGCAGGATATATTTAACATTGAAAAGAAGGAAAATCCTGCTGTGCTGTAGCGGTTGAGGAGGAAAACTTGTGGGAATTAACTTTAATGAAGTAAAAGCTATTGTTGAGCTTGGCATAATGAGTATTATAAGCTATATATATATCACACAGCAGAAAAAGCTTTTTGAACAGCAGGAGAAAGTTATATCGGTCTTAGCAAAACTTGAAAATCAGCTGAATAATGATATGTTACGAGGGAAAGGATTAGAGATATCTCTCGTGCTTAAAATTCAGGATCTGAGATGGAGCATACAAAAAAGAGTTATCAAATACATAAAAAATAATCACATAAAAGAAAATTGGGTTATCATTAACAAAGAAATTGACACATTTTTTAATGTGAAATTGATAGACTTTGAAACGGAAATGCATGATGTAATAGATGATATTACTTTTAAAATAATTTATGATATTCTGAAAAAAGAATTTATTGAGACAAAAAATATTCTCACTAATATTCTCTCAGATTTAAAAGATGATGGAGCTACTGAAAAAGAATTATATGAACGAGCAATAAGAACTGTGGAAGCACATATGCAGACAATAGAAAATGAGTTAGTTGCTCAAATAAAAGAGTTGATAAATTAACAGATTGACTTTTTGAAAAAACAGGGTATAATATATTATAAATAAAAACTTTAATAGTAGCATTATGTAATGTGATTTTTATAAGAATATAAAATTAAAAATTTTTATATTATTCTATTTTTTCGAGATGGCCATTTTAATGGCCATCTTTTTTTTTGTGTTTTTTAATATAAATATGCTGCTTTTTTCACAAAGTTGTGGTATAATATAATAAGGAGGTATTTATATGGTGTTTAAGAAAGGCGAGTTATTTTCAGGTCCAGGAGGATTGTCATATGGTGCTATATCGGCTAGTATAAGCACAGAAACAGGAGAAAAATATTCAATAGAGCATATTTGGGCAAATGATAATGATGAAGATTCATGTAAAACTTTTAGAAAAAATATTTGTCCTGAAAATCCTGAATCTGTTATAAATAAAAATGTGGATAAAGTTGACATAAAAAAGTTAGAGAAAATAGATTGTTTTGTATTTGGTTTTCCTTGCAATGATTATAGTGATGTAGGAAAAAAGAAAGGTATAAAAGGGGATTATGGGAAATTATATAAATATGGGATAAAAGTTCTGGATGAACATAATCCTAAATGGTTTTTAGCTGAGAATGTTACAGGATTAAAATCTACAAATAATGGTGATGATTTTAATAAAATATTGAATGAATTGGAAAATGCGGGAAAGTATGGATATGAATTGACGGCTCATTTGTATAAATTTGAGGAATATGGAGTTCCACAATTCAGAAACAGGATTATTATAGTTGGGATAAGAAAAGACTTAAAGTTAAAATTTAAAGTTCCAGCTCCTACTACCAAAGATAAACATATTACTTCAAAAGAGGCCATTTCAGATATTCCGGACTGGGTAAGTAATAATGAATTACCAACTCATAAAAAAGGAGTGATAGAAAAATTAAAACATATCCCTGAAGGTAAAAATATATGGTGTGATGAAGTGCCGGAAGAATTAAAAATAAAGACGAAAGTACAATTAAGTCAAATATACAGAAGGCTTGATTCAAAAAGACCTTCGTATACAATTACTGCAAGTGGCGGAGGTGGTACACATGGATATCATTGGAAAGAAAATAGAGCATTAACTAATAGGGAAAGAGCAAGAATTCAAACTTTTCCAGATGAATTTGAATTTTTTGGAAAAAAGGAATCTGTGAGAAAACAGATAGGTATGGCAGTTCCACCAAAGGGAGCTAAAGTTATATTTGAAGCTATTTTGAAAACTTTTGCTGGTATTTCTTATGAAAGTGTTCCTGAAAAATATAGTATATAAAAAAAAGGTCTTTTAAAAAGACTCTTTTTTTAATTTTACAAATATTTTATTTTTTTCTATTTTAATATGTAATTTATCACCTGGAGAGGCATTCAGTTGCTGATACCATTTACCTATAAGTTTTAAATTTCCTTTTCCCTGAAATTGTTTTGCATATATACTTCCTTTTTCATTAGAACCACTCGGAATGACAATATCACCTTTAAGAAACTCGTCTTCTGAATAAATTTGATAATTCGTAATATTACCTGAATTTGAATTAAATATATTGTATTCTTTAGCTATATTTAAAGGGATTGGAATATACCCTTCTTCAGGAATTTTATCTCTAGTATCAGTATGACGATATACTCCCCAGTTTATGTGAGTTTTTTTAAGGGTAATTTCATACTCCATATTCAATCTCCTTCCATTTAAAATTTATATTATTGTACCCTGATTTTCTTAAAAGTCAAATCTAAGAGAAATATATTTGAAATTTTTTATATATCTTATATAAAAAGTATTGACTTTTAATATAAAATGTGGTAATATATAAATGTAAGGGGGAGATAGACAAAGACAAGGGTCAGAAAGGAGAAAAAATGGAAGGCATGACAGATTTACAATTTAAAGCTTTTCTGAAATCAATACTTGAAATTCTTGAATCAAGTAAAGATTTAGAAGAAGCTAAGAGCAAAATAAAAGCTCTACTGAACGAAATTCAATAGAGCTTTACACAAAATCATAAAGAGAGCTGCTACCTTGCCAGTAGCTCTCCTTATAAAAATAATAGCAGAAATTAGAAAAAAAGGCAAGAGGGAGGAGAGATGGAAAAAGAAATAAAATCAAGAGGAGTCAAAAAAGGAGAGACTCCGAAATGGAATGTAGGAAGAAAAGCAGGTGTACAGATAAAAACTGATGCAGAAAAAAAGAATAAAATATTTTTTGGTTACAAATATACTCAAGAAGAATATGAAGAATTAAAAAAAATATTTGAAGATTACAAAAAAAGAAACGGCTTAAATAGTACAGAAGCCGTAAAAAAAATAATTTTAGAAAAAAAATAAAAATATTTTATATTAAAAGTATTGACTTTTAATATAAAATATAGTATAATAATATCAAGATGAAGGACAAGATGAAATAAAAAAAGACTTGAACGAGCGGCAACTCGAACAAGTCAAAAGGTAAAAAACTCACAGCGACGAGAATTTTTAATACCTTAATTTATTTTATCACGTTCTTGAAAAAAATTCAAGGAGATGATAAAAATGACAAGAAAAACAAAAAAATTAGTAGAAATCAAAAAAGAAGCTTTGAAAAAAGCATTAGAAAATTTCAATACAGGATTCTATCATGAGAATGCAGCTGAAAAATCAGAAATGGAAAAATTTGTTAATTCAGCATTGTTTAATCATGAAGACTTAGCAGAAGAAATAAAATTTCAAGTAAGAAACTATCTTAAAAATTTCAAAAACTCTTATTACTATTCAAATAATCAAACTGATGAATATTACATAATAAATACAGAATATTTTAAAAATCATGTAGAGCTTTTTAAAAGCTTCTACGATGATTACGAAGAGCCTTGTTGGGACTATTACAGAAGTCTCAACGAAAGCTTTGGAAAATGCTATAAATAAAAAAACCTTGGGGGAGGTTAATTGAGGAGAAATAAAATATAAAAATAAGGGAGAGATAGAAATGAACAGATTAGAAAAAATCACAAAAACAGTAAATGAAGAATATAAAAATTTAAAAATTTTTAATGAAATAGAAAAAGATATTAAATATATATGGAAAATAAAAAATGAGACTGTTGGATGGAATCCAGAACTAGAAAATGAATTAGAATACTTAGAAATGCTAAACAGAGACAGAAAGATAGAGTTCTTAGAAAGAAAAAGAGAAGAATTTGAAGAAAATAAGGAAAAACATTTTAAAAATCTGTCAAAAATAAAAACAAACAGACAAGCTGCATTGAGAAAAGTAAAGAATATATTAGAAGAATATCAGATTCCTTATGAATTAACAATGAAAGATAGTCAAAATATAAAAGATATAGATGTTGATTTAGATTTCTGCGGTCATTATCTGAGTTGCAGTGAATATTATATCCCAAACTCAATAATTTATAATTTAAAACAAGCTGCGCCTATATTGTACAGAGAACCTGTTTCATATGTAAATACAGATGGGATGTGTGCAACATATAACTGGGATTAAATAAAGTACAGACAGGGGCTAAAGTCTTTAAAACTCAAAAATAAAACTTAGGAGGACTAATTATGAATAAAGTAAAATATTTAAAAGAAGGATATGAAAAGAGATGGAAAAATCAAGGAAAATTTGGAAAATTGCTTTGGAGTATAATTTCAAATTTAAATGATGATTATTCTGTAAAAATAGTAGAAAGAATAATCAGATACGATGGTAAAGTAGTAAATAAAGATTTACAACCCTTGCAGATATGGAAAACAATAAATAGAAATCACATTGATGAAAGATTAACAATTTCAATTTACGATGAAAATATGAAATTCTTCAGAAATGTAGTTTTGGAAGAAATTCAATAGCAAAACAGGGCCTTTAAAAGCCCTGTTTTTTAGTAAGCATATCACACAAAAAACCGTTTAAAATCAAATCTGTCTATTACTATAATGTACAGTTAATACACAAAAAATATCTAAAAATCTAATATTTACAATACTTTGAATACTCTCCTGTTTTTGTATTGTAAATCTTTCACAAATAATTTTGTTTGGCGATTAAATTAGTATTAATAGTAGCAAAGTGTATTGTAAATTCCAGTTCCATTCCAAAGTTCCATTCCAAATTTTATGTATTAATAGTAGCAAAGTGTATTGTAAATTTAGAAATTTCTGGAGCAGAAATTTTAATAAGAGATGTATTAATAGTAGCAAAGTGTATTGTAAATCGTAGCAGGATTGCCTGTTTCCTCTCGAAATCCTACAGTATTAATAGTAGCAAAGTGTATTGTAAATATAAGATACGGAACTGCTCCTTTAAGAAGCTGTATTGTATTAATATTAGCAAAGTGTATTGTAAATAAAGGTTAAAAAAGTCAACCTTTTTTTTGATTTTTTTGTATTAATAGTAGCAAAGTGTATATTGTAAATGAGGAAACAAAAGGTTTTGAGACTCAGAATATTGATGAAAGTGAAATAGTATTGGCAAGAGGAAATGAAATAACTTTTAAAAAAATTGAATTAAGTAGAACTCATATTGTGATAGAAGCAGAAATAGGAAAGGTGAAATAAAATGAAAAAATTGTATATAAATAAAATGGTTGAAACTTTTAAACCTGGTTGGTGGCAAGTATACGCTATTCAAAATGAAGAAAAAAAAGATTTTTTAAAAGCATGTTATGATTTTGGCATTGTACTTTTAAAAGAAAATGAAATGAAAGAGTTGAAGACAATATCGGAAGAAGAAAAGTCGAATTATTTCAAAGAAATTTCTAAAAACTAAAATATAGAAATACCAAATATTATAAAAGAAAAGTTTGGATTGAATTTGTAAGTATTAATGGCAGTGAACTTTATTGTAAATAATGTATTAAAATTAGACTTGGTTATAATGTTTGTGAGTACTAATAGTAGCAGAATATAAGTGAAAATAAAAAGTTAATAATGAAGTAAATTTAAATCTATTAAATCTATATTTTAAGTTAGTTATTGAAAAACAATAAAAAACAGCTCTAAAACAAAGAATAACCTATTCAAAGTTTAAGAGCTGTTATTTCCATCCTTAACCAAAATCTTAATAATTCTTATCCAGTAACCCTACTACACTTCTGACTTCATCCATTTTTGCAGTGGCGATTGAGCGGGCTTTTTCAGCACCCTTCTGAAGAATTTCATATACATAATCCATATTGTTTATAAGTTCTTCACGTTTCTGTCTGAATGGAGCAAAATAATCCATGAATTTATCCAGTAACTCAGTTTTTGCATGTCCGTAACCAAAGTTTCCCGTCAGGAATTTCTGTTTCAATTCTCCAGTTTCAGCCTCAGTAGCAAAAAGAGAATACAGTCTTGTAATATTATTGTCAGGATTCTTAGGCTCTTCAAGAGGAGTAGAATCAGTGACGATGCTCATAATCTGTTT